TTTTGAACTTGGTGGAAGTCCAGATGTCGTAATGATGACTGCTTCTCATAAGCAAACTGCTTCTGGTTTCAATGGTATCGCTACAAACACAAACAACATTGCTGATAAAAGAGTTATCGGTGCTGTAGATGTGTATGTATCAGATTTTGGCGAAGTAACTTTCGTGCCAAACAGACACCAACAAGAAAACAGAGTTGATATTTTGGAAATGGATAAGTGGGAACTATCTTACCTTAGACCATTCCAAACTAAAGAACTTGCTAAAACAGGAGACTCAGAAAAAAGAATGATTTTGACTGAGTACACTTTAACAGCAAGATCTCCAAATGCTAACTTTGGTATCTTTGCATTAACTGCATAGATTTATATTTTTATTAAAAGGGGAGGAGTTAGTCCTCCCTTTTTTTATTGAAGAGCATAATGCTCGGAACAATAGGAAAAACAAATGAGAACATTAAACGATTATTTTTTAACAGGAAAAATTACAACTATCTCTACAGCAGGTAGTAGTTTTGTAACTGCTCCTGATAGTGGAAAAATTATTAAAATTTATACTACAATTAAAAATGCAATTTCATCTGCTGATGCGGCTTTATCTTTTGAAATAGGTGGAGTAGCAGTAGGTGGTGGTGGAATTACAGTAACACAATCTGGCTCTGCCGCAGGGGATGTTGATTCATCAACTCCTTCAAGTGCAAACTTTATTACAGAAGGTCAACCAATAGAAATGATTACTGATGGTGGATCTTCAACTGCTTGTGAATGTGAAGTAACTTTTGTAATCAGAAGAATGGGGTAATTATGGCTAATGCAGGAATATATTATGGCAGACCAAAAACAATACATAAAATTGATTTTACTGATTCATCAGTAGCAAATTCAACTGCTTTTAGTGCAGACACAAGTTATGTAATGTTATGTGCAAAAACAGCAGGATGTCATTTTGTTGTTGCCTCATCTCCAACTGCAACTGTCAATGCAGGATCTTATTTACCAAAAGATGAAGTTATTTTTATCAAAGTAAGTGGTGGCGATAAAATTGGAGCTATCAGAGAAGCATCTACAAGTGGCAGTTTATACGCAACCGAAATGGTATGACAAAAAAACTTTGGATAGACGATACAAATAGTGCATCAACTTTAAAAACAAGAATGCACATTGACGAAGGCGAGAATAAATATCACTTCGAAGATGTGCAGGATGTTGAGCCTTTAATAGACATGAATAAAAAAGAGTCTAATTTAGGTAATGATGCACTAAAGTTTCAAGGCGAGTTAGGTAAACACGCAGGAATGACGAAGGTTGCCTCTATTCCTTTAGTTGTTGTGCAACAATTAGCACAAAAAGGAATTATGAATCAAGCAGGTGGCATTAAGGATAAAGAAGCATTTAAAAAATGGCTTAATGATCCAGACAACAGATTTTTTAAAACTTATAATGGAAATATATAATGGCTTTAACAACTTACTCAACATTAAAAGCAGAAATTGCTTCGTATTTAAACAGGGATGATTTAACAACTCATTTAGACACCTTTATTGACTTGGCAGAATCTCGTTTAAATCGTGATTTGAGATTAAGAGAAATGGAAACAGTTGATACATCAATTACAACTGTTTCAGGAACACAAGCTTACGATTTACCAACAGGTTATCTTGAAATGCGATATGCCTCTTTACAAACAAGCCCTTATACATTTTTAATTTATATGACACCGCCAGATTTTATGCGATTGTATAATGAAGGAGAAGGCTCTGGTACAGCTACACACTATACTATTATTGGTACTAAAATTTATTTAGGTAAAATGCCAGATAGTGCAAAAGTTTTAGAATTAGGTTTTTTCCAACGACCTACAGGATTGTCTGATGCTAATACAACAAATGCTATACTAACTAATTTTCCAGATTTATATTTGTATGCTTGTTTAGCAGAAAGTGAACCTTTCTTAATGAACGATGAACGATTAAAAGTTTGGGCTTCTTTGTATCAAGAAGGAGTTAAAACAGCTAATGAATCAGCACAAAGAGGAAGAACATCATCTGCACCATTGCAAATGTCATCAAGAATGGTGGTATAAATGCCAGATATACAATTTGGACAACTACAAGCAGATTTACCAAGTTATGAAAATACAGGGTCGCTACAAGTTGACAATGTTATTCCTTTAGCAGTTGGTTATAAATCGTTTCCTAGTTTTACACCTTTAAGTTCTAACGCATTAACAAATAATGCTACAGGATTATTTTCAAGCATTGGCGATGATGGAACAATAAATTATGCAGGAGATCAAAGCAAACTTTACAGAATGTCTGGTTTGACTTTTTCTGATATATCAAAGTCTGGTGGTTATAATTCTAAAACTACAGAAGGCTCAAGAGATTTTTGGAGCTTTACCCAATTTGGCGATAATATAATTTGTTCAAATGGTACTGACCCTATACAAAAACTTAATGAAACAACTGATTCTCTTTTTTCTGACCTAGTTACTTTTACTGTAAAATATTTAGGTATTGTCAGAGACTTTGTATTTAGTGGATTTGTAACTGAGTATGAAGCAAAGAAAAGTTTTGATTCAAATACTATTTCTAGTAATGCTATAACCATTAGTAGTCATGGATATTTAACTGGAGATACAGTTATTTATGATAGAAATGGCAATACAGCATTAACAAACTTAGTTGATAAAGAAACTTATTATGTTGTTAAAATAGATGCTAACACTATTAAATTAGCAACAACTAATATAAATGCAGTTACAACAACTGTTATTACTTTATCAGCAACAGGCGGTTCACAGACACATAAATTAGAAAAAGCAATTATTTATAATCAACGAGTACGATGGTCTGGTTTAAATGATAGTTCAACTTGGACACCAAGCGGAACAACACAATCTGGCTTTCAAGATATTGTTGGTAGTCATGGTTCTGTTCAAGCGATTGTTGGTGGAGAAAGTTATGCTGTAATATTTATGGAACGAGCAATCTATCGTATGGATTATGTCGGAACTCCATTAATATTTCAGTTTTCAAAAGTAGCAGATAACATTGGTGCTTTTATACCTAAAAGTGTTGTAAGTTTTGGTTCAGAAATATTTTTTCTAGCTCAAGATGGTTTTTATAAACTATCTGGTGGAGATACATTAACACCTATTGGAAATGGTAAAGTAGATGATTTTTTCTTTAATGATTTATCATCTGACTTAGATGGAGTATCTAGTGCTATTGACCCTAATAACAGTATTGCAGTTTGGTCTTATCGAGGAGCAGGTGCAGAAGGTACAAGCGATGTTAATAATAAATTATTAATTTATAATTACTCCGTAGATAAATGGTCAACAGGAAGTGGTTTAGATGTACAATTTATATCTAGTGGCTCACAAGAAGCTTTTGATACTTTAGAAAAATTAGATGTACTTGGTAATCTTGATGCCTTACCTAAAACACTTGATAGTTATTATTATTCATCTGGTATTTATGGTTTAGCAGGATTTAATTCAGATAAAAAATTTGGTAAGTTTCTTGGCGGAAGTTTACCTGCTACAATAGATACAACAGAGTTTCAAGGAGCAAAAGACTCTAGGAGTGCAATTACTAATGTTAGACCAATAGTAGATGCAAAAACTTCATCTGCGGTTTCTGTTACAGTTACCCCTATTACTCGAAGTTCACAAATTGAAACAATTACAATAGGTAGTCCAGTTGCTATTCAAAGTAGTGGCGATTGTCCTCTGCGATCATCAAGTAGGTATCACAGGATTAGAGTAAAAACGACAGGCAATTTTTTAACAATGTCTGGTGTAGATGTAACAGCAAAAGCTACAGGTAAAAGATAATGGCAACAAACCAATTTTTAAATGTACCTTTATCTATGCCTAACCAAGCACAGCATTTACGATTAATTTCAAATACTGTAAACAATACTTTAGATGGAAAATTAAACTCTACAGGTGCAGTTACTTTAACTGCTAACGCAACTACAACATCTTTAACTGATGAAAGGATTGGAGTAAACTCTGTTATTATTTTTGAACCAACAAATGCAAATAGTAATTCTGCCAAAGCAGGATTATTTGTTTCAGCAAAAGCAAGTGGTTCAGCAACATTAACTCATAGTAGCTCTTCTAATACCGATCAGATTTTTGATTATGTAGTTATTGGATGATTGTTAAAGTACCACCAGAAGATTTACATTTATTATGGAACGAAGTTGAGCCTCTTATAAAAAAGGCTTTAGACGATACTTATTCCGCTAGAGATATTTTAGACGGATTAATTAAAAACTCTTTTCAATTATTTATTAGTTGGGAAGATAAAGTAGAGTGTGCTGTTATAACAGAAGTTGCACAGTACCCTCAAAAAAAAGTTTGTCGTTATTTTCTTGCAGGAGGTAACAACATAGATAATTGGCTAGAGCCAATCCAACAAGAAATAGAAAAATTTGCAAAATACAATCAATGTCATGCAGTTGAAGTTGCAGGGCGAAAAGGTTGGGCAAGGAAATTAAAAGGATATGAACAAAAAATATATTTATTTAGTAAGGAATTATAATGAGTAAAGGCGGAAACCCAAGTAGTGTAACAAGTACGACTAGCTCTGAGCCTAGTGAGTTTGTTAAACCATATTTAACAGAAGCATTTGGTCAAGCACAAAACTTGTTTCAATCAGCAGTACCCAATTATTATCCGAACCAGACTTATGCAAATTTTGCACCAGAAACAACTGCCGCTTTAGGTTTAACTACTCAAAGAGCATTACAAGGCAATCCAT